TTGTTTGTACCTGTCATGGGTATGTGGACATCATCAATAGGTATTGTAGGTCTTGCACTTAACTTAAGAGCATATGACTTTGTATCTCAAGAGATAAGAGCAGCAGAAGACCCAGAGTTTGAAACTTTCTATACAAAGAACATTCTTTTAAATGAAGGTATGAGAGCATGGATGTCTTCAGTAGATCAACCTCATGAGAACTTTGTGTTCCCAGAGGAAGTTTTACCTAGAGGAAATGCGTTGTAATTAATTTTACTTTGTGTTATGTTAAAGAGATCCCTTAGGGGGTCTCTTTTTTTTATTCCTATATAAAAATAAAACTTATGGACAAGCCAACAGACTTGTATCAAGACATGCAGACATTAAACTCTTTATATGAAGAGTTAATGTGGGATACTACAGATGCATTAGAATTTGTAGCTGATTATGAAAATGATAGAATTATCATTCGTAACAAAACAAAACAGGCATGAATTTTGTAGTTTATTCTAAGGATGGATGTCCTTATTGCAGACAAGTTCTCAAAGTGCTAGACTTAGCACAATTCAATTATGTTGAATACAAACTTAACAAACATTTTGATAAGAGAGGTTTTTATGAAGAATTTGGAAAAGGTTCAACTTTTCCTCAAGTTGTACTAGATGGAGAAAAATTAGGTGGTTGTACAGAGACGGTCAAGTACCTCAAGGAGAATCAGCTCCTTGGCAGCAGATGATATATATGACCTTGTAGAAAGGGCAATGGAGTATGCTTTTGAAGGAAAGTATCTCTTGAACTTTTACGCTCTCTTAGAAGGAAAGAAAGCAGTGAAGAGAGAAGTAGATGAATTCATTAGCAGTTCAACTGCTGAAGAACTTCGCCAAGCCATTCAAGAACTGAGTGGTTATATTAAAGGAGGAGATTTAGTTTTAAAAGAAGCTTATGGTCATATACCTAAACCACAAGCAAGAAAGATTAGAACTTATTTAACTAAAATTTTAGATGATGCATTAAGGTATAGTTATGACAAAAGACCAGGAAGGAAAAAAAAATCCTCTAAATAAAACCAAAGGTGATGAAACTCCTAAAATGAATAGAGGAGTTGAATTACTGCTTAGAAATAAGAGGAGGAAACTACCAGAACCCAAGACTTTCCAAGTGAAATGGGGAAACATGATAGCTTTCTTAAATAGGGAGATTCATTTTTACTTTGAGTTTCATTTGGATTTAAAGAAAAACAAATCTACCTAGAGGAAAATTTCATGGAAACACTGATAGTAACTTTAACTATATCAACTGTAGTATCACTTTTATCCCTTCTTGTGGGTGGAGTTATTGGGTGGACAGCAAGGACATATACTTTAGAAAAAACACAATTTTCTCAGTATCCCTCACATCCAGAAATGTATGATGAAAATGGTAATCTCATAGCAGATGAGATAGTTGCTTTTAGATTTGAAAACACTCCTGAGGATAGTCAAGAGGAGAGTTGACTTTTACCTCTAAATAAACTAAACTGAATATAACATTAGAATTAATATGGCTACAACAACAGCATCTTTAGACTCAGGTGCACCAACAAAGGTAACTCCAAAAGTTCCAAAGAAGGCTACCATTACAGCAAGCACTAAATTACCTCCTAATCCTTTTCTGTTTGAGGTGCTTGAATTAGCTAACAAACAGAAAACAATTGCTAAAAGAGTTGAAGTATTACAACAGTATAGATATCCTGGATTAGTGTCTATATTAATTTGGAACTTTGATGAAGCTGCAGTGTCATTACTTCCAGAGGGAGTAGTTCCTTATGAAAGAAATGAAGTTCCTGTAGGAACAGATCATACATCACTCAGAAAAGAATATGCTAACCTATATCATTTTGTAAAAGGTGGTAATGATAGTTTATCTGCAATTCGTAGAGAGACTATGTTCATTCAAATGCTAGAGGGATTACATCCACAAGAAGCAGACATATTAACTCTAGTTAAAGATGGCAATTTAGAGAGACAGTATCCTAAAATTACAAAGGGTGTTGTAGATGCAGCATTTCCAGATATTGTATGGGGTAGTAGATAATGAAGGATGATATCAAAAAACAAATAAATGATATCATTGAAGGTGAAATCCAGAATGGGATAAATGATTATATTGAACAAAAAGGACGTGGGTTTGATGGTCAATTAACTGCTAACATAGACCAAGATGAGGTAGATAAGTTAATTAAACAGTATAAAAAGATAAAGAAAGCATCTAAATCCAATCTAGGTCAAGTAAAAAAGCTTGGATTACTTGATAAGTATGGTAAACCCTTAAAATAAAATAAAATTGTATCACAAGTTACAAAAAAACTTGCATATATAGTATAAATGTGTTAGTATAAACACATCGTTCATCCAATGCAAGGTTTAGCATTACTGGCACTACTCCTATCTGAACATAATAGTTTTCATTGGGAAATGTCATGTCCAGAATGGAATCAAAATAGGATTGAGATACTGAGTGATCAGAATCTTAACTCTGATGCAAAGGAGTATCTTATAGATTACTTCAGAGCAAAAGTACCAGATGAACAATGTGAAACCTTTATTATTGGACGCAAGTAAGCCAGCTCGGAACGGGTTCGTTCATCCTCATGTATAGCATTTTAATGAAATTAGTATTACTTGGTGCTCCACTTAATTGTGTAGAAGCCAATGAATTGCTATCTTTAGTTAAACCCTTTGACCCTAACAGGTTAGAGATGACTAGAGTAATTATTGCACATACTGATCCAGTATGTTTTGAGGACGCACAAGTTGACTGAAGGAACGGCATTAAAACCGCCCATTACTTTAGGAGAAACCAAATGGCACAAGTTACTTACAGAGGTGTTAAGTATGACACCAACAACAAAACAGCTCAGCAAAAGAAAGAGGTCGAACTCACATATCGTGGTATCGCTCACACAGCTAAGTAATGTTAGTTACAGCAGAAATATTAGCAGCATCTGCTATTTTTCTCACTATCATATACGCTGAAGCTAGGTTCTTGTATGGATACAAGTTCTAAATTTAAAGGAGGGGTTGTTACCCTCCTTTTTTTATGCTATAGTGATAAATAAAAATAAAGCCATGGACAAGGGTAAGCTAAAGGTTTTATTGTTTGACCTAAAAAACATACTCAATGAACTTGAGTCAGAAGTTTATTCAGACACAAGTTCTTATGTTGCGTCAGCACAAGCACCTCTATCTGATTATGAAGAAGTTTTTGAAGGAGATGATGATGGTTATGCAGACTAAAGAAAAATATTCAAATGAGAGATTGAATCTAAGAAAACAATGCCTTTCAATCCTTTTAAAAAAATATGAAATAACCACTGAGTCTAAATACTCACTCAGGGACATTTATGAGTGCGCAGAAGAGTGGACTCTAAAGTACAAAACGTCCAATGGTGTAGTAGACTATTTTAAGGCATATTTTTCACATGGGAACCAGAAAAACAGCAAAGAGATTAATCAAGTTAGCTAAAAAGAATCCTAATTTATATACTAGGGAAGATGTTCTTTATGCTAAATTAATTAAAAAACAAGATGAAAGAAAAATCAGTGAAGTTAATATCAGTCACACCTGATGCTGAAAAAACAATGGCACACATTGCCAGAGTTTCCAATCCAGATAATCAAGATAATCCTAACTATGCTGGATTATTGAGATATTGTATCAAGCATAATCATTGGTCTGTATTTGAGCAATCCTCAATGACCCTTGAGATTGAAACAACACGTGCAATTGCAGCACAGATATTAAGACATAGATCTTTTACTTTCCAAGAGTTTTCTCAAAGGTATGCACAGAGTAATGAACTTGGTAAGATTGAACTTCCAGATTTAAGAAGACAGGATACAAAAAATAGACAAAACTCAATTGATGATGTAGATCCTTTTGTAAGACAAAAGTTAGAAGCACAAATGATAACGCTTTTCAGTTCTGCACAATCATTGTATAATCAAATGATTGAAGAGGGAATTGCAAAAGAATGTGCTAGAATGGTTCTACCTCTATGCACACCAACAAGAATCTATATGACAGGTTCTGCTCGCTCTTGGATTCATTATATTGAATTAAGATCAGCAAATGGAACTCAAAAAGAACATATGGATATTGCTAATGCATGCAAATCTATTTTCATAGATACCTTCCCTACCATTTCTGAAGCTCTGGAGTGGAGCTAAATACTAACATTGTTGAACAATTATGCCTACTTATCCTGTGAAAAATAGAGTGACTGGAGAGGAAAAAGAACTCTCTATGACTATGAAAGCATATGATGATTGGAAAAAGGAGAACCCAGACTGGGATAAAGACTGGTCAAAGGGTTGTGCTAGTGCATCACGTGAGTTTAAGTGGACAGGAGAAGCAGCATCTAGTGGGTGGAATGAAGTATTAGATAGAGCATCCAAACAACCTGGTGCTAATGTTCGTAAAAATCGTGATTATAGTTTCTAAGTATGGCAAGAAAGAAAGCTAACTCAGGTATTGGTACAAATCCCATTCCTTTTGGAATGAGTAACAAGCAAATGAAAAGAAAGAAACCAATCAATCTTGATTACATAAAAAAGATTGAACCTCTTACTGATAATCAGCAAGTATTCTTTGACTCTTATAAAGAGGACAAGAACTTAGTTGCTTACGGTTGTGCAGGCACAGGTAAGACTTTCATTACTTTATATAATGCATTGATGGATGTTCTTGATCCCAAGAGTCCATATGAAAAAATCTACATTGTTAGATCTTTAGTTGCAACTCGTGAGATAGGATTTTTGCCTGGTGATCATGATGATAAATCATATCTTTATCAGATACCATATAAACATATGGTTAAGTATATGTTTCATATGCCAGATGATGCATCATTTGATATGTTATATGGAAACTTAAAAGCACAAGATACCATTGATTTTTGGAGCACATCTTTTATCAGAGGAACTACTTTTGATAGAGCAATCATAATTGTAGATGAATTTCAGAATCTAAACTTCCATGAATTAGATTCTATGATTACAAGAATAGGACAAGATTCTAAAATTATGTTCTGTGGAGATGCAACTCAAACAGACTTAGTAAAACAGAATGAGAGGAATGGTATTGTGGATTTCTTACGCATCTTGCGAAATATGCCATCTTTTGGTATAATAGAGTTTGGTGCAGATGATATCTGCAGAAGTGGTCTAGTCAAAGAGTATATCATTTCTAAACTTGAACTTGGAATAGAACTTTAATGTTTAAACATGTTAATATAGATCTTCCTTCTTTAAACAAAGAAACTATTGATGGTGTCAGATACTATGATGTTCCTGGCAATACAAAACTAGTTTCAATTACATCTATCACTAGTTGGATTAACAGAGAAATCTTTCGTGAATGGAGAGCAAGAGTTGGAAATGAACAGGCAGATAAAGTAACCAAGGCTGCTACAAGTCGTGGTACAGATATGCATACTCTTACTGAGTATTATCTTAAGAATGAAGATTTACCAGAGGTACAACCTCTATCAGAATATCTTTTTAAACAATCAAAACCTCAATTAGATTTGATTGATAATATTCATGCTCTAGAAAAATCAATGTATAGTTTACAGTTAGGCATAGCTGGAACTGTTGATTGTATTGCTGAATATGATGGTGAACTTGCTATCATTGACTTTAAATCTTCTAAAAAACCAAAACCACGCAAGTGGATTGATCATTACTTTGTTCAGTGTGCTGCATATGCTTGTATGTTGTATGAGTTAACAAATATACCAGTGAAAAAATTTGTAATTTTAATGTCCTGTGAAAATGGAGAATGTGTAGTTTATGAAGAGTACAATAAAAAGAAATATATCAAATTACTCTCTGAATACATTAGAGAGTTTGTTACTTTCAAATTACAAGAATATGGCAAAAGCTGATGGAAAAAATCTAGAGAAATTAATAGAAAATAAATTCTATTGTGCTAAAAGATTCACTGAAGCAATTGAAACTCTTGCTCATGAAAAAGATGGTATGAGTTATGTTGATGCCATTGTACATTTTTGTGAACAGAATAATATTGATGTGGAATCTGTTCCTAAATTAATTACTAAACCTTTGAAAGAAAAACTAAAAGGTGAAGCAATGGAATTAAATTTGCTTAAAAGAACATCACATGCTAAACTTCCTTTATAATGCCAACTAAATCTGAATTAATGCACTACAGACTTCAAGCATGGTTACGTGAGAACCAATGTGATGAGTTTGAATACTTAGGTGAAAGACCTGATGCTCTAGGAGTACCACAACATTGGTATCGTATTGCTGATCATGAAGTTACTGTAGATCAGGTTGAAGAACTTGAATTGATGGATGATGCTGAAAGTGAACCCCTTTGAAACCTACAAAACATTTATAGGTATGAAGTCACACTTCATAAGAGAGAAGTATGACTATGCAAGATATGGAAATAAATTATCTAAATTAACTGTACAAGGATTCTATAAAAGAAGAGATAGAATGTTCTTTGAAAGAATGTCTAGACAGTATAATGATCAAGAGATACAAGATTTCTTCATTGCTAATTTTGCTACTGATGAAGATCCCTCTACTGTCTATATGCCAAATATAATTAAGAATGGAGAGAAGACATATACATCTTGGAAAAAGAGAATACAATCATTAGCATATACATTTACAGAGGAAGCACATAAGTTGTTTGATGATCAAAAAGTAGATGATATATTTGATTGTTCTAAGGGACACCCTCCAATATTAAAAAGTTATTTGAGAGGTGACACAAGCTTGGAAAGTATGGTAATATATGATAGAATACTAGGGTATAGGACAAACTTTGATAAACAAATATCAGAGCATGATCCTGTATGGGGAATGGTGAGTATGAAGATTAGAAAGTATGCTCCTTTCCTAAATATAGATGTATTCCGTTATAAAAAAATTCTAAAAGAGATTGTTTCACAATGAGATTTTTAGACTCAGAAATTGTTCAAAAAGAAATGAAAGATATTGAGGCTTTACAAAAAAAAGTCTATAGCAATGTCTTTAATTTTCCTAATATGAACAGAGAGGATAAAATATTTCATATTGAATGTCTTGAAGAATTATTGGAAAAACAACAGATTTTCTATAAGAGATTGAGTCTCTCTGATGACCCTAAGGCAAAGGAGATACGAAAAACTGTTAT